TAAACCATTAAATCCTTTAGTTGATGCAATGCATCCAGAAGATTTAGCACCTGTACAAATGAGTGAAGAAGTACACGATCATTTTGACATTGATAGTTTAGAAGGAGAGTCTATTTCTGATGAATGGGAGTTAGTAGATAAAAGAGAATATTCAGATAAAAATATATCTATTGAAGATTGGGCAAATAATTTAATAGTTGAAAAGAAAACAACATTACAAAAATTAACTGATATAATTAAATCTAATCCAAGTGCTAAAAGTTATTTAGATAAAGATATTTATAAAGTACGTTATGAATATGCTGCTCGATATAATAAGCCTAATTCTCGTAATTTTTGCGTTAAAATGATGTCAAGAACTGCAAATGGAGTAGTATATAGAAAAGAAGATATTGATCAAGCATCATTTCAAGGTGTTAATAAAGAATTAGGACACGAAGGTCAATCTTATTCACTTTTTAAATATAAAGGCGGTGTAGCTTGTTCACATTATTGGAATGAAAATTTATATAGATTGAAAACAAAAACTGATGGAACTCCTTATATAGATAAATCATTATCTTCAAGTCAAGAAGTTGATAGTATTGCAGGATATAAACCAACTCCAGCAGGATTAGCAGAGTCAAAAATAGCACCAATTGATATGCCAAATATAGGACATCACCCAAATTATAAAGGATAATATGAAGGCACTTTTTATAACTGATAAGGAATTAAAACAAATGACTGTTTTAAATGGAAATATAGATCCAGATAAGACAAAACAATTTGTAATAATAGCACAAGATACACATATCTTTAGTTATTTAGGTTCAAGATTATACGAAAAAATTAATGATAGTATAGTAACCGGTACATTAACTGGTAATTACTTAACTTTATTAAATGAATATATTAAACCTATGACAATACAATGGTCAATGGTAGAGATATTACCCTTTATTTCTTATACTATTGCTAATAAAGGAGTCTTCAAGCATAATTCAGAGAATAGTACAGGAGTAGAAAAGTCAGAGATTGATTATCTTGTAGAAAAGCAAAGACAAATAGCACAAAATTATACTCAAAAATTCATTGATTATATGATTGTAAACTATGCTTTGTTCCCAGAATACTATTTAGCACAAACAGGGGATCAGCTTCCATTTATGTCTGCTAATTTTGGAGGGTGGTTTTTACCACAAACAACAAGTTATCCACAAAATGATGCAGGAGATTTTAGATATAAAAACGATTAATATATGGCTTTAGATTTTACACACATAAAAGGAGATACATTTGAAGAAGTTAATTTTCAAATGCTTGTTAATTCAGTAGCTTTAAATCTTACAGGTTGCACATTAAAGATGCAATTACGCAAAGAATACGGAGGTGTAGTATATTTATCTTTAACTTCAGTTGCAAGTGCAGGTATAACTATTACAACTCCTGCAAGTGGTTTATTTAAAATTAATAAGCAAATTATAAATATAGATGCAGGAAATTATATTTATGACATTGAATTAGATAAAGCTGATGGTACGGTTAAAACTTATATAAGTGGAAATTTCTTAATTACAAATGATGTAACTCGATAATATGGCAGATAATGTTAGTTTAATTGTAAATGAAACTATTGATAATGTAGTTATTAATCCTGGTATTACTACTCAAGTAATTGATGTTAATGTTACAGGTACAGATACCTATGTAGATATTAATGTTACTCCAAGTGTTACAATTGTAAATATAAATGAAGTTACAGGAGGTGGTGGCGGAGGTGGTTCACAAAATCTTCAACAAGTAACAGATATTGGTGCAACAACAACTAATGGTATTAATATAATTGCTGATTTAGATATTGTAGGATTAGGTGTAAGTTCATCTGATGAAATGAGCCTTGCTCCTCTTATAAATTCATATACACTATATGGAACTGCTATACAAGGTCAAGCAGGTGATAATGGAAAAGGAGTTAAAGGTACTTCTGATTCGGGTAGTGGAGTTTATGCATATTCGCCTTCAGGAACTGCATTTGTAGGTAGTGGAGATTATGCAATGTATCTTACTGCTCAAACTAAAGGAATTGAAGTAACTGCTGAAAGTGATGCTGTAGCTACATTAAATCAAGGTTCATCTGCTACAGGTTTAATTATAAATGGTGGTGCTTCATCAAATGGTAATTTTATTGAACTTAAAAAAGAAGGAGATGATAAATTAACAGTAAATCAAGCTGGGGAATTAACTGCTACAAAATTAATAAAATCAGGGGGTACATCTACTCAATATTTAATGGCTGATGGTTCTACTACAAGTGGAAGTATTGGTGGATCATTAAAAAATTATATTGCATCAGGAACTGATACATATACTGTTAATATTCTTGGAACTACTGCTTATGTTGATGGAGTAGCTTATTTAATTCGGTTTACAAATGGTAATACAACAACTGCAACATTAAACATTAATGGATTAGGTGCAAGAACTTTATATAAAAATAATAGCGGTGCTATAATTGGTGGAGATATACAAAGTGGTAGTGAAATGTTGTGTGTTTATAATTCTACTTTATCTATTTTTAAATGTATATCAACATCTACATCAGTTACTGCAACAAGTCCTATAACATCGAGTGGTGGAATTACTCCAGTTATATCAACATCTATGGCAACTAACAAGTTGATAGGTAGAAGTACAGCTGGAACAGGAGTAATGGAACAAATAACTATTGGTTCAGGTCTTACATTATCAGGAGGAACATTAACTAATACAGCAACTCCTACACCAACAGGATATTATGGGGCATTTCAAGATAATACTATTCAGACTGCTGCTGCAATAAATACGCCTTATGCAATGAAGTTTGGTATTAATGATTTAAGTAATGGAATTACAATAGCAAGTGATGGTAGTAATTTAACAAGAATAACAATAGCTAATACAGGAATTTATAACATACAGTTTTCTGCACAATTTGATAGAACAAATAGTGGTACTGATGCCGTAGATATTTGGCTTAGAAAAAATGGAGTAGATGTACCCGGAAGTGCGGGAAAAATAATATTAACAGGAGGAGTAGCAGCATCTGCAATAATAGCAGCTTGGAACTATGTTTTAGATATAGTATCGGGTGATTATTATCAAATAATGTGGAGTACACCTGATACACACATTAGAATATTGTATGAAGCAGCACAAACATCTCCATTTGCACATCCTTTAATACCATCAACAATTTTAACTGTTACACAACAGTCAGGTATTATGGCTGGAACAGGTATAACTGCTATTAATTCACTAACAGGTGCTGCACAAACATTAACGGTTGGAACAACAGGAACAGACTTTGCAATAGTTGATTCAGGTACAGACCATAAATTTAATTTACCAACTGCATCAGCAAGTAATAGAGGAGCATTGTCTTCTACAGATTGGACAACCTTTAATAACAAACAGGATAAGTCATTATCAGCATATACTATAATGGCTAATGCAACAGCATCAACAGCAGATGCAACAGCAAAAGTTTATAAGGATGTAGCAGAAGCAACAGATTTAGCAAGTGTATCAACTATAACTTGGTCTGGTACGGCTTCTCCAACTACACCATTAACATTAAATTACAAATGGAATCAAGTAGGTAGTTTAGTAACTGTTAGATTTAATTTAAACTATACAAATGCTGGAACTTCAAATACACAATTATCAATAACATTACCAACTACGATGCCAACACCAGCTGCAGTTAGTGGATTTAATTCTACAAATGATGTAATAGTTTATGGAACTGGTCAGTTTGGTGGGGGTAAAACTCTTGCAGGAGCATATTCAACTGGTGCAGTTTTAAGAAAAACAGCAAGTAGTTATGAGTTTGTAATAGCAAGAGGGGCGGCAAATGCTTCAACTGCTTGGTTAACAATTCAATATTTTGCATAATGAGACATATAAGACAAATTAATTCGGTAGGAACAAATTGCTACACTATTGTTATAGCTGAAGAACCATTAGAATTACATCCATCAATAGTTCAACATCCTGATTTGTTTGAAATATCAGAAGATGAAATACCTAAATTTATACAATATTTGAATTATGAAGGATAAATTAGATAAAATTTTAGAAAAAGTTATATCACGTAAACTAATGGTATTTTTAATTGCTTGTGGTGGTTTATTTGCAGGTAATTTAACTTCTCAAGATTGGGTTATCATCGCTACTGCTTATGTAAGCATTCAAGGATTTACAGATATAGTTACAAAATTAAAAAGTTAAAATGGAATCTACAAAACTATATCTATTAAATTCTTTAACAATGATCATTACATTTACCAACATTGAAAATACGTTGAAGATTTTACTTTTAATATTATCAATTATATATACTTGCGTTAAAATTTACGAATCATTTACTAAAAAGTCAAAAGATGAGATTAGATAATAAAGGATATATGCTAATAACAGAATTTGAAGGATTTAGTGCTGAACCTTATTTATGTCCTGCTAAATTAGCTACAATTGGTTATGGTAATACATTTTATAAAGATGGTAGAAAAGTTACAATGTTAGATAAACCAATTAATAAATCTGAAGCTTTTGATATGTTTAAAGATATAGCTGATAAATTTGCTAAAAGAGTTAGTACATTAGTAACACAACCACTAACTCAAAATCAATTTAATGCTTTGGTTTCATTTGCTTATAATGTTGGAGTTGCTAATTTTATGAATAGTACACTTTTAAAAAAAGTAAATAATAATAGATTGGATCATACAATTCGAAATGAATTTTTGAAATGGGATAAAGTAGGTACAAAAAAATTAGCAGGATTAACTAAAAGACGAATATATGAAGCCGACAACTACTTCGCAGAATAGGAACTGGATATTGTTTATTGTTTATGTTGTTATAGCATCAACTGTAATTACATTGTTATCATCTTGTGGTATACGTAAAGTAATTATAGATGAGGTTAAGAAGGATTCTTTGTCCCAAATTTCCACTAAAATTGCAACAGTTGAAGATGTAAAAATAGAAACTAAAAATGATATTATAACTGATGAGTTTACTATTACTCCATTAGACACTTGTAAGGATATTATAGTAAATGGAATAACGTATAAAAACATTATTTTAAGCTACAAAAAGACAAAAGATAACACTATACAAGTCCAAGATATAAAAGTGGCTAAAAACGAGTTAAAAACACAAGACACAAAAGTAACTCAAAATAGAAAAGTTAAAGATATAGATCGAACTTCTAATCCATTCTTATGGTTATTAATTCCAGTAGGATTATATTTAATTTATACATTTCTATACCCCCCCCTAAAAAACATACTTTAAAAATAGGGGTACCCATTTTTTATTAAATTTTTTGAAAAAAAAGATATATATATAAAAGAGTATAATAAGATAGTAGGAATTTTCCTATTGTTAATAAATATGTTATTTTATATTTGGATTTACTATACATTTGGCTTATGATAGAAGAACAATTATTCAAGATATTAAAGGATCAACTATTCCCTGATTTATTAAAAGCTAAAAATCAAATGTCCAGATGGGATTGTTATAGTCCATCTAAAAAATACCGTATTGAATTAAAGTGCCGAAAGGTACACTATCCAACTCTTTTACTTGAAAAGAAAAAATTTGATGCAATGATCTTGGAATCTGCAAAGCACAATGATATTCCACTTTATATTAATTCAACTCCAAAAGGAATATTTATATTTAATCTTCTTAAAATAAATCCTATTTGGGAAATCAACTCAAAAAATCCTGCTACTACTAACTTTGGATCTTATGATAGGGTTGAAAAGGAGGTTTGTTATTTAGATATTGCAGAAGCTAAAATGTTAAAGTTTTCATAATATTTTTTTTATCTCATTTATTAAATTTAGATTTGTCCTATAAATAATTTAAAACCTTAAAAAAATGGACAAACAAGAAATTTTAGCAAAATTAGAAATATGTATTTCTATTTTAGAAAACACGGACAATCTTTATGTGCGTAAACAATTAGAGTATATTTGTGATGCATTAGTAAAAGATTGGAATCAATCAGAAGCTTATGCTCAAGAAATTAGAGAAGTATTAAATTATGATGAAACAATGTCTAATTTAGATAACTTATGGATCAGATAATACTACAACAAATAGAGTCTTTAGAGCTAATATTAAATAGCCAACAAAGAAGATTAGATATAGCTATAAATGAATTAAAACAATTAGCTAAAATTGAATCCAATTTTATTACTTTTGGTTCATTATCAAATCAGGACCAATTAGACAAAGAAATAATTATTGAAAAATATTTATATGAAAGAGATTAAAAAATTTGATAAATGGATGAGAAAAACAGTACAATCCATTTACTATTATGATAATGAAAAAATGTGTAATGCTTACGAAAGAATTAAAAAATGAAAATAGAAATAAAATCAATATTTGGAGAATTAATTTTTGAATATGATTGTGAAAATAACACAATTAAAAAAACAGTTGAAAAAGCTATTAAAGAAAAAATTCCTTTATATTCAGCAGATTTACGTTCAGCCAATTTACGTTCAGCCGATTTACGTTCAGCCAATTTACGTTCAGCCGATTTACGTTCAGCCAATTTATATTCAGCAGATTTAAGTTCAGCCAATTTAAGTTCAGCCAATTTAAGTTTAGCCAATTTAAGTTCAGCCAATTTACGTTCAGCCGATTTACGTTCAGCCAATTTACGTTCAGCCGATTTACGTTCAGCCAATTTATATTCAGCCAATTTACGTTCAGCCGATTTAAGTTCAGCCAATTTAAGTTTAGCCAATTTAAGTTCAGCCGATTTATATTCAGCAGATTTACGTTCAGCCAATTTAAGTTCAGCCGATTTATATTTAGCCGATTTAAGTTCAGCCGATTTATATTTAGCCAATTTACGTTTAGCCAATTTAAGTTCAGCCAATTTATATTTAGCCGATTTACGTTCAGCCGATTTAAGTTCAGCCGATTTACGTTCAGCCAATTTACGTTCAGCCGATTTAAGTTCAGCCGATTTACCTATTTATTGCAAATGGAATCATTCAATTCAAGATGATAAAATAAGAATAGGTTGTAAATTACATACAATTCAAGAATGGGATTTATTTTTTAAATCAGATGAAATTTATGAAACTAAAAGAAACACAGAAGATTTTAAACAAATTCAAGCAGTATATTTAGCATATAAATCATATTTAACACATTTAAAAAATGAGCAATAGAACAAAAGCAATAGAATCACTACCTTACGATCAACGTAGTGACGAATGGTTTAAAGCAAGACACGGTAAATTTACGGCATCTACAATCCACAAACTTTTAGGAGCAAGAGGATTAGGTCAAACAGGTGAAACTTATGCAATAGAGAAGGCAATTGAGCAGTTATATGGTCAATTAGAGGAATCTTATAGAGGACCAGATATGCAAAGAGGAGTAGATTTAGAACCTTATGCATTTGCTAAATTTAAACAGCAACATCCCGAAGCAACTGAAGCATTTATGTTCCCTTATGGTGAACACGCTGGAGCTTCTCCTGATGGTGTAGTTGGTAAAGATGCAATTTTGGAGATTAAGTGTCCAAGACCTATTAAGTTTTTTAAAATTGTAGCTGATGAAAAAATAGATCCAGAATACATTGCACAAATGCAGTTCCAAATGTTATGCAGTAATTCATCTAAAGCCTATTTCTTTAACTATTGCGTTATTGATGGTGAGGAGTTCCATCATACAATTGAAGTGCCAAGAGATGAAGTTATGATTGATTTGATAAAAGAACGATTAGAACAGGCTATTGCAATTAAAGAAGCATACATTGAGAAGATAACTAATAACTTGCAGCGATGAATTCACAAGATAAGGCAAGAGAATTAGTGCTTAAATTTTATCCTGAAGTTAGATGGAAATTAGGACAGGAAGATTGTATAAAAAGAGCTAAAAATTGTGCGTTAATAACAGTTGATGAAATATTATTTTCAAATAATACAATTTTTGAAACAAATATACCTCACGAATGTTGGAAATATTGGCAAGAAGTTAAACAAGAAATAGAAAAGTTATGAACCCAAAAAGTAAGAACCAAGAAATGCACAAGCTATATTGCTTATGCAGTTTATTGTTAGAAAGTTTAGATAGGTTAAAACCTACTACTGAAAGAATGATCAAATATCAATCTGATTTGATTGGATTTTGTGAGGAATTAAATAATGTATTAGCAGATACTGCACCAATTCAAAGAAGTACGTATTTTCACAATATCACTAATAAAATTGATAGTATTTTAAGAAATGAATTTAATAAAGATATGTGATGGCAGATATAACAATGTGCAATGGTAAAAATTGCGAATTAGCAAATACTTGCTATCGGTATAAAGCAAATCCCACTCCAGGATATCAATCTTATTTTTGTGAAGCACCAATTAAAAATGGTAAATGTGATTACTACTGGGAATATTGCAGTAATTGTAATCAATACAATGGAACACATAAAATGAGTTGTCCAACTCAAAAAATACAAATAAACTTATGAAAAAAAAATTTACAAATTGGCAGAGAATATTAAGAATTATGAATTTCAATTATAAAAGAGGTTTAAATTCAGAACGAGTAAATGAAATATATAGAAAAATTAATTTAATACGATTAGAGAAATGATACAAATAGCAGCAACGATTTTAATAATGTTATGGTTAGGAATGGAAGCGGTTAAATATTATGGCGGAGAAGTTGTAATAGCACCGATAAAAGGCTTAATGTTTGGAGCTTTGTATAACAATGATGAAGGAGATGAAGATATAGAACACACGGTCCAGTTATTATTTTTTATATTTTCTGTTAATTTTATTTGGATAACTGAAGATTAATATTATCTTTGTAAAAGATGCAAGGCTTGGGCATCACAATTCCGAGTCATAAATAAATTAAATGCGATGAGCAATAGAACAAAAGTGTTTACAGGAACAACAAAAAATCCTGCAAGTAAATTTTTAGATTGGAAGTCAAACGATAAGCAATTTTCGTATTATGACAAAGAACAATCAAAAACAATTGAGGTTAAATTACCTTTGAAGTTTGTTTTTCTTGATGAACTACATACGGTAAAAGGTTGGAATGATGCTTCATCTTCTGGAGTATATGCAAATGAAGTAAAATTCATTTCAAAAGAACCAATAACTGTGAAAGCATTTAAAGGTGGTGAGATTGCAAAAGGTCTTTATAATGAAATTAAAGACAAAGCAAAGAACGCTGGAGGACACTATGTAAAATCTATCTACATTATGTTAGAAGATGGATCACTTGGAAACATCCAATTAAAAGGAAGTGCAGTTCAAGGATGGGGAGAATTTGTAAATGCTAATAAGAAGCAGCTCACCACATCTTGGATAGTAGTTGATAAGGCAATTGAAGGTAAAAAGGGTGCAGTTAAATATACTACTCCTTCATTTATTCTTGGAGATGTATTAACAATTCCAGAGTCTAATGATGCTGATAGCAATTTTGATACATTAGAAGCATATTTAAAGACTTATTTAACAAAAGAAGTAGATGCTTCAGAAATTTTAGTTGAAGTAGAAGATGATTTAGAATTTTAAATTAATAACAGGGTTTTAGTCTACAACTAAAAAATACCTTAATAGGCCATCTTAATAGATGGCCTTTTTTTTACCTTTGATATTAATATCATAAATAAATGTTAAAAAATTAGATATATTAAAATACTTTTATAATATTTGCAGAAGTATTAACTAACAAAAAAAATAAAATGAAAAAAGCACAAATTTTTAACAATCACTTTCAAAATTTTAAAACGTATGCAATTCCAAAAGCACAACTTATTATTGCAGATATTCCTTATAATTTAGGTAATAATGCTTATGCAAGTAATCCAGCTTGGTATAAAGATGGAGATAATACAAATGGAGAATCTGCATTGGCTGGTAAAAGTTTTTTTGATACAGATGAAGATTTTAGACCTGCAGAATTTATGCATTTTTGTAGTACAATGTTGAAGCCTGAAACTAAAAAAATTAAAGTTGAAGGAGAAGCAATACAAAAAGGAGATGCACCTTGTATGATTGTTTTTTGTGCTTTTGACCAGCAAATGTATTTAATTGAATTAGCTAAAAGATATGGTTTAAACAATTATATAAATTTAGTATTTAGAAAAAACTTTTCAGCACAAGTTTTAAAAGCAAATATGAAAGTAGTAGGTAATTGTGAATATGGTTTAATTTTTTATAGAGAAAGATTACCTAAATTTAGAAACAATGGTAAAATGATTTTTAATTGTATAGATTGGCCAAGAGATAATGTAAGTGAAAAAATACATCCAACTCAAAAACCAGTAGAATTATTAAAAAGATTAATTGAAATATTTACAGATGAAGGAGATGTAGTAATTGATCCTTGTTGTGGTTCTGGAAGTACATTAATTGCAGCACAAGAATTAAAAAGAAAAGGTTATGGATTTGAAATTAAAAAACCATTTCATAAAGCTGCTGAAAATTGGATTAATGAAGAATATCAAAAATTGTCAGATATAGAAGAATTTGGATTTGCAAAAACATTAATAGAAAAAACAAGCATAACTTTATTTTAACTATGCAAATATCAGTATTTAAAGACTTATTAAAGTCAAAAGAAGTTCCATTTATAGTACCTATTGAAAAGGTAGTAAATAGAATTAAATTAGGTAAGTCAAAAGACTTAATAGAACGCATCAGAAATGGTGAGGATTTAAAAAAACAACTTCCTTGTATATTATTTGCAGGGGAATTTACAGAACGAAACTCAAATGGATTGGTTAAGCATTCCGGATTGATGGTAGTTGATTTTGATAAATATCCAAGTAATGAAACGATGCTAAATCACCTGGAACTATTGAAACAAAATAAACATTTTTGTTTACTTTTTATCAGTCCATCAGGTAATGGCATTAAAGGTGTTGTAAAAATACCAATTGCTACAAAAGAAACGCATCCTAAATATTTTAAGGCATTTCAGAAGGAGTTTGATTATGATTATTTTGATATTGCCAACTCAAATGTAGATAGGGTTTGTTTTGAATCATACGATCCAAATATTTATATTAATTATGAAGCTAAAGTATTTGATGCTAAATTAGTAGATGAAGGTTTTACAATTACTGAACGTGTGCCTTTAATTCCAATTACTGATGAAGATAAAATTATTGAGAAAATAATGAAATTTAATTGGCAAAAGGGATTTAATGAAGGAGAACGCAATGCTTATATATTTGATTTGGCAGGTGCATTTTGTGAATATGGAATACAAGAATATAATGCTCAAGGTTATATTTTTAATAATGTAGTTATAGGTGATTTTTCAGAGCAGGAAGTAAAAAACACAATTAAATCTTCATATCGTAAACGACAATTTGACTCTAAATTTTTTGAAGATTACCAAAAGATTGATAAGATAAAAGTTGATTTGTCAAAAGGCAAAGATGAAGTTATCAGAATGCATAATATAAAAGAGGATGTTTATAATGAATTAAAAGAGGTTCACGATCACGAGGATTTTTGGTTCTTAGATAAAAAGGATAATATAAAAATTGACTCACACAAGTACAAATTATTTTTAGAAAATAAAGGATTTGCGAAGCACTATCCAAATGGTTCAGATAAACCGATGTTTGTTTATGTAAAAGAAAACAAAGTAAAAGAGTCATCAATCTCCAGGATAAAAGATTTTGTTTTAAATTACCTTTTAGAAAATGGTAAAATAGATGTGTTTAATTACTGCTCAACTTATCACAATTTATTTACTGAACAGTATTTAATAATGCTTGAAACTATTGATTTGTTAATGATGCAAGATTTTGCTTATAAATCATTTATTCCATTTAAAAATGGTATATTAGAAGTCACTAAATGCGATGCAGTTTTAAAGGAATACTTTGAAATGGATGGATACATTTGGGATAGTCAAATATTAGATAGGGATTGGATACCTTCAACTGATAACAATAATGATTATAAGCAATTTATTAATAATATTTCACATAGTGATCCAACTGCTATTGAATGTGCAATAGGGTATTTATTACTTAACTACAAAAATAGAAGCCAAAACAAGGCTATAATATTAAATGATGAGCTTATTTCTGAATCTCCAGAAGGTGGAACTGGGAAAGGATTATTCGTACAAGGGATTGGTCAAATTAGAAGAACGGATATTATAGATGGTAAGCAGTACGATAGTAAGAAATCTTTTGCATATCAAACTATATCTTTAGAAACAAAAGTACTTGTTTTTGATGATGTAAAGAAAGGATTTGACTTCGAGAATAATTTTAGTTTGATAACTGAAGGAATAACTTTAGAACGAAAAAATAAGGATGCAATTAAATTAAATGTACACGAATCTCCAAAAGTAATAATATCTACTAACTATGCAATAAAAGGAGATGGACATAGCCAAGATCGTAGAAGACACGAATTAGAAATTGCTCAATTTTATGGTAAGAACTTAACACCAGAACAAGATTTTGGAAGGCAATTATTTGATGACTGGTCCTTTGAAGATTTTAACAAGTTTGATAATTATATGGTTGAGTGTTTACAGACATATTTTAGTTTAGGATTGATTGCTCAAAATAGTAAGAATAGTAAGAAACGTAAATTTATATCAGCAACATCTCCAGAATTTGATGAATGGTCAAATGATAGCGAAAATTTGCCAAGTGGAATTAGATTAGATAAACAAATTTATTTAGATAATTTTAAAAGAGATTATCCTGATTTTGCACAATTTAAATTGACTCACAAACGTTTCCAAATATGGATACAAAAATACTGCTCATACAAAGATTTAAAATATACTGATGGCAATAGCAACGGTATGAAATGGTTTACAATTGGAGAAGTAGAAGAAGATATTAACGATTTAGCATTTTAGATATGAAATATATATTAGTTGTAATTGCATACGAGTTTATAAGGTCAAAAATGATTTGGCTATGGTATTATTTAATTAAAAAAGGACAAGGAGAATGAAAGAAATAATTGAAGAAGTCGCTGAAAACTTTTGGCTAAATGACGACTCTATGACAGATAATGACAGAATATCTTATGTAAACGGTTTTGAAGCTGGTGCTAAATGGCAACAAGAACAGATAGGTAGTTCAGAATTTATACAAAAATTAAGAGCAACTTTATCTGATGCAGAAGCAAGAAGATTAATATTTGAAACATTTAAAAAGATATGAAAGCAACATTAGAGTTTAATTTACCCGAAGAACAAATGGAGTTTAATAGAGTTAATCAGTCATTAGATATGGCTTGTGCTTTATTTGATATATTACAATTGCGTAAGAAGGTAGAGAGACAGTGCGAGAACATAGCCTATAACACTGCTGACATCTTTGATGGCATCCAGTTTATGGCTAATGGAATTGGAGAGATACTTGAGGAACATAATATTAACATTGATAAATTAATAGAGTAATATGGAAGGATTAGAAAAATATAAAAGAAAAGCAGTATTTTGTAATTTAAAAGAGTATGAATTTAGTTGTAAAGAACATAGTTATATTGAAATAACTGAATGGAAAAATGGAGAAGGAATAGATATAAACGTTTATAATTATTCTGATAGGACAATTTCAATTAGTTGGGGAGAGTTTAAGCTGATTAAAAAATTAGTAAAAGAATTAGATAAATAAAATAATGTGGTGAGTATCGGGGTGTCACTCGGTAGAGTTGAAAGGCTTTTAAGCCACATTATTTTTTAAAATACATAATATGAAATTACGTTTATATCAAAAAGAAATAGCTAAAAAAGCTACCAAAATCCTAAAAGAATGTGGATTTGTTTACCTGTCGATGGAAGTGAGAACAGGTAAGACAATTACTGCTTTAGAAACTGCTTACAACTTTGGTGCTGAACGAGTGCTATTTATAACTAAAATAAAAGCATTTTCCTCAATCAAAAGTGATTACGATAACATTGGGTATTTATATAACCTAACTATCATTAACAAGGAATCTTTACATACAATTGAGGATAATGATTTTGATGTAATTATAATTGACGAAGCTCACGGATTGTCTGCATTTCCAAAAGCAAGTAAATACCAAAAGGACATCCGTAAAAGATTTAGTAAAGTGCCAATGATATTTCTATCAGGTACACCAACTCCTGAATCATTCAGTCAATGGTATCATCAATTACAAATAACAGATAAAAGTCCATTCAAACATTACACTAACTTCTACAAATGGGCGAATGATTACGTTAATGTTACAGAACAAAATCTTGGTTATGCAAGAGTAAAAGTTTATAAGGATGGAAAAGAGCAGTTAATACTAAAAAGTGTACAACCGTATATTATAACTTTTACACAAGCTCAAGCTGGGTTTACATCCGAAGTAAATGAACATATTTTAGAGTGCCAAATGGAGGATATAACCTACGATATTATTAAACGTTTAAAACGTGATAAAATTGTGCAAGGTAAAAGTGGATTGATATTAGGAGATACTGGAGTTAAATTAATGCAGAAGATACACCAACTATCATCAGGAACTTGTAAGTTTGAAGATGGTACATCTATGGTAATTGATTATAGCAAAGCAAAATTTATAGAGAAACGATTTAGATTTAATAAGATTGCTATATTCTACAAATTTAAGGAAGAACTAAATGCCTTAAAAAGCATTTATGGAAGTGATTTAACAGAAGATTTGGATGAATTTAATACAACAGATAAATGTATAGCTTTACAAATTGTATCCGGTCGTGAAGGTATAAGTTTAAAAAACGCAAAGTTTTTAGTATATTATAATATTGATTTTAGTGCTACATCATATTGGCAAAGTAGAGATAGACTCACCACAATGGAACGATCCTCAAATGATGTCTATTGGGTATTTGCAAAAGGTGGAATTGAGAACGCTATTTATAAATCAGTATTAAATAAAAAAAACTTCACATTAAATTTGTTTAAGAAATTATTATAATATACATTTGACTTATGTTAGAAAGTAATATTCAAAGTAATATTAAAAAGAAGCTCCAGGCAGATGGATGGATAGTTGTAAAACTAATTAAAACTTCTATGAATGGAATACCTGATCTAATGTGTTTAAAAGATGGAGATGTTAAGTTTATAGAAGTAAAACAACCAAAAGGTATTATATCTCCAGTGCAGCAATATGTAATAGATATGTTACGAACAAATGGATTTGATGTAGAAATATGGACAAAATTTAACGAACAGTATTAATTGCGGTGATAATCACCGCAAAAACCTAAAACTATGAAGGATAAAATTTATGAACAAATGGAATGGATTGAAACAACAACCGAACCAAGACCAGTTAAAGACTTTATTGTAGAATCAGTAATAGACCAATTTAAAGATAGGTCTAATATAGGAATTAAAAAATATGGTGTTACACTTGATAGAAATGATTTGACTATGTTAGAATGGCTAAATCACCTTCAGCAGGAGTTAATGGATGCTACTTTGTATATTGAGAAACTTAAATCAAAATTATGAGATGCGGTAATTATATGTTTAGAGGAGAAGAAACTCCAATAGGTTCAAAGATATTTAAGAACAAGTTAGGACACGATTGTAGATTAGCTGGATCTACTTTAAAGAATAATATATGGTTTGCATCGATTTACGTTTATGATACCAAAGAATTTATAGATATTGAATTTAATAAAATAGAAAAATACTTGTAATGACATTAGAAGAAATAAAAGACTTGTTTGGAGTCGATTTAAAGGAACAAAATAAAAATAGGGTATTCACTATACTAAAAAACATTTACGTTAATCAGGAGCATTTAAAAGGATTGACAAATCAAAATATAGCTGATAAATTAAAGATGACTGTTTCATCTATTACATTATGCTTAAATCGTACATCTAAATTTAAAACTTATTTTAACTATGCTAATATCCAAAAGGCATTTGATAATAAGGACCAGGAGTTATTTGCACTTGAAAAACAAATATATGATAACCGGGCATTGCAGATAAATAAAAAGATTTATATTCCAACTGTAACTAAACGAACAAGAGATAAAGAGTTAGTAAACTATTTAGATATGATACCACATCCTAAAAGAAGATGGCACTATACAGATATTATAGAAACACTTAAAAAAGATAACAGGAATAAGTTATGGGATAAGCCAATGCCTAACTTTACGTTTAGAGATTATGAAGTTTTAAAAAAATTAATTTAACATTTCCTATACCCCCCCCCTAAAAAAACATTTTGAAATAGGGGGGGGGTCAAAAAAACTTATTTTTATATATATTTTAATTTTAAAAAAAAAAAGATTATATATATATATATAAAAGAGTATAATAGGAATAGTAATAATTTTCCTATTGTTAATAAATATGTTATTTTTTATTTGGATTTATAGTATATTTACATTATGGATGAGATATATAAAAAGCATAAGTATTGGATTGGATTAGCCTATTCATTTGGAATTACAGATTTTCCAGAGGATGCGGTCCAAGATGCATATCTAAAAATATATGGTAAAGAAAATATAAACGATTCATTTTTTGGATATGTAGTTAGATCGGTTTGCATAGATATGAT